ATGAAGCAATCACCAGTGCACTGAATGCATTCGATTTGTGGGCGAAGGTCAGTGTCACGATTCTCATGGCTGATGAAGATAGGATATTCAGCACGATTCTTGACCAGGTATCTGATGAGACGCATCTCAAAGAATGCAGCCTTCTGAGCGAAGTGCTCCATGCCGAATGCAACCTCGCTGCGAGATACGCTTGAGCTGTTATCTCCGAATTGAGTCTGAAGTCCCTTGTTCTTGAGTTGATATGTCAAACCAAAGACAGCATCTTCAGCAGACCTCCACGCAATCACGGGCTGAATGAAAGCCACGAGCTGCTCCTCTTCAGGTGTCAACGTCTGGTCATTGTATGCCTCGAGCAAATGGTTGTAGAATACGGTGCCAAGTATCGGCATTACTCTGAGCTGCGCTTGAGTTGCCACATACGGGAACACATCAGTCACATCCACATTGGCTGTGATGGGTGTGTTGGTCTTGAGATAGGATTCGGTGATAAAGTACAACATTAGACTTGAGTTGTTTGAGTTTGTGCTGCTGCTGCTTGAGATTGAGTAAGCTCACCACCTTCAATCGGTGGGAGTGATGCGAGTGCTCTGACCTCATTGATGGTCATTGTCTCGAGTACCTTGGTGGCAACCAATGGGCTGAGTGAGTTGAGTGCGTCAGATGTCTTCGATGCATCGCCTTCGATTTCAACGATGGTCTCATTGATGATTTGGAAGTTGTTGATTGTGAATTCTGCGTTGATTTTGGCAATGCGAAGGATATCATTGAAGATGTCAACGATTTGCTCACGCAATGGCATCACGACATTCTTTTCAAAAATGACATATGCTTGCTTGATATCGCTACCAGAACCAAGTGAACCAGTGGTGCGGACACCCATCAAGATTGGGTCAATGGTATGAGCGAAACAAATCTGCTCGGTGTTCAATCCGGATGCTTCCTGGAACATCTTGTCATTTTGATTGGTTGGGATGCTCTCAATCTTTGGAAGCTGGTCTTGTGAGTTCGCAAAAAATGCGACAGCTTTACCAGCGTTGGCAGCTCCTTTCATCTTGTCGATGGTATTTCTCAAGACATTCTTCTCCTCTTCGCTCTGTGGTCGCTTAGGGAACATCATGGCGAATGAAGGGAATACACTGTTCTGAATGTTACTCTTTGCGAAGTACGAAAGCTCGCCAGAGAGATACGCAAAATTGAGTGCGGATGTGTATTTTGGAAGCGGATACCACTCTTGGCCCAAGCACTCGACCTCGTATACAAACAACTGACAACGATCAGTACAAGTCGGATGGTATCTTTTTATTGGCATCACATCAATGCGACTGCTCCAGTCATCACATACAAAGTAGCTTTGTGGGTCTCGACCTCTTCTGACCTTGTCTGGAGATACATTCTCCATGCGAGTGAGCTTCATTTTCTCATCGAAGTAGAGCTTGAAGTACACACGATTGTGCACAATCAATTGCTCGGTTGTGATTCTGACTGTCTTTTTTAGTTTAGATTTCTTCTCAAATGTGTACAATTCAAGAAGCTCTTGAGGTGTGGTTGTAGTTGTTTTCAGCTCAATCCCTCCACCAACTACTGCGTTTGTTTTGTAGTCCACTATGGAACCATGCAGCGGAGATGAGTACACAAGCTGATTCAATACGCTTGGAAAAAGATTCGAATCGCCAAATGGAATCCATCCAGTGGTCTGGTGTCTACCATTGACATATGGCAGAGATAAATTGCCAGCGCCAATGTTGAGGAATGGTGTTGAAAAGGATTGATATCCCTCCACCATCTCGGGTGCTTTTTGCTGTGCTGTTCTGAATCGGTCAAATATGCCCATGATTAGTCGTAAATTGATGATGTTGATGCGCCACTGACAACCATTCTGCCCTCCTCAATGACCACTCCAGTGGTGTCGCTGATTTCTGTGGGAGGTATGGTTGATTCATAAACGCTGTATGTATATTGTCCCTTTGTTAGCTCGACATCAACGGGCTCATCCAGGTAAAATAGGTTGAATCGCTCTGGATAGTCGGAGTCATCTGGTGCTGTGAAGAGAATCGGGTCGGATGTTGGATTCATGTCGTTCTGAAAAACGAACAAATAATATGGTGAAGTAAGTGTTGACACCTCTGTGAGTGTCAGCACAATCGAATTCACCTCTCCTTTATTGATGTATATCATTATAGTTATATTGCAAATAGGTCAAAAAATGTTCACAAACAAAAAAAGCCACCCGATTTGGATGGCTCTTTAAGTAGGTTATTTGAAATTAAATAACAGCAAGGACAGCAGCTGAAGTGATTTCATATGCGAGGAAGTCATTCTCTGCAACCAAAGTCACGGAATATTTACTGCCATCTGCACGATTTTGGCCAGAGCCTTCACCAACTGCACTCAATTGAAGGTATGGGAAGTACCAGTACTTTCCATTCATATCCTTAACAATTGCGTTGAGGTATTGTTGACCAGCACCCAAGATTTTGATGGCTTGAGATTTGTCTTGGTCACGACGGTGGAACATCAATGTGATGGTCGCAGTGACATAAGATGAACCATTCACAAGGTCAATGGCTGCATCTTCAACATAACTTCCAGTGTTGCGACGTATCTCGAATGGAGTATAATCAGGAGCACCAACTACTAAATTGATGTCATTGATGGTCCATGTATCGGTGTTATCCAATGCGATTGTGTCAATATTGTCTTGCTGATTAATCCAAATCTTTTCGATGCCACCACTATTGTTGTCGCACGATTTTACGATTGTTTCTAAAGCTTCACACATTTTTTTTGAATTTAGTCAGATTTTAAAAAAAGGGGGGAATTTCACCCCCCGAAATTTATTAGGATGCAGAGTTGTAGAATACAATCTCGCCACCGTTCACATGAGTGAATCCAACTTTCATGTTAGCACGAGTACGGATAACCGGCTCAGCAACTGTGTCAGCTAAGTTGATAGCACGCAACGCTTTGCCATCACCTTCAGCATCAAAAGAATAGATAAGATTGCCTTTCAACGTAGCAACAATTTTAGATGTTGTACCCATACCTGGACACAATACCATCTTGATTCCTAAGTAAGAGAAATCTAACGCTTGAGTCAAGTTGGCTTGAGTGTTGGCAGCAGCAACAGCAGCACGATAAGCCGTAGCAACTGGAGTTGATACATAGATTCTCAAATCTTCTTGGTTAGCGATTACAGCAGCTGGAATAGCAGCGTAAACTAAAGCCAATTTTGCAAGGACATTTGATGGAGTGATCGCAACTGGAGAAGCGATGTCAATCACAGCTGAATCAGCAAGCAATCCTTTTACATAACCGTCACACAATGCGAGGGCAGGAACTAATGATTCAGTATCACCTAACCAACGAAGTTTTTCGATGTTCTCAGCGATTGTTTTCGCCATTTCATTCCAGTAGAAATCCATGAAAGATGCAACAGTGAAGTCACCATTTGAACCTTTTGTCATTTGAAGAGATACGAATGATTGCTCCAAATTGAATTGGCAGATTTCAGCCATCGCTGATAATCCACATACATCGATTTCAACAGATGAGAGGTCGTCATCGCTTGCGCTCCATCCGCAGTTCTCTGCTTGTAGGACCTGACCGAATGTTACGGTTGAAATTTTAGTCTTATATTTGACACCAGGAAGTGTGCGGTAGTTGTCAACTACTTCCTCATTCAAATACGCACGAGAATAGAATGCCTCGCTGTTTGCTTGCAATAACGCTGATGCGTCAATATCCAAGTCGAATCTTAATTTTCTGCTCATTTTGGTTTGTTTTTTATTGGTTATTTAGGTTTAAAAATTTACTCACTGCGCTGAACTTATCTTGCATCGACATTCTTGTTTTGTTGTCGGTTGCCTCAACTTCAACTTCTTTTTCGCCATACATCTCTTCCATCTGATTACGAAGGTCTGCAAGCATGGCGATCAATGCCTTCTCACGTTCCTCAATCACTGGCAAGACGATTGCAAGAATCGCTTCTGCATCTGCTGTCGGGTCGATAGCCATCTCTTCATCAGTAATGGTTGAATCTTCAGTCACTGTCTCCTCGACTGTTGTGTCTTCCAACGCTACTGGCTCAGCTGCCATCTCTTCCTCAACCACTTCAGCGGTTGGCTCTTCTTTTTCCATCTCTTTGATTTCAACAACCTCGCCGCCTTTCACGACATAGATTTTGTCCTCAACAAGATATTCTCCATCTGGTAACTTGTTCATGTTATTTAGTTTAATTTGTTCCGATAATTTAAGACCCAGGAAGCCCTCGATTGAGAAACCGACTTGACCATCTTCAACCAATTTGTTGTAGTACTCTGGGTCAGTCACCTGAACAGTCAACATGAGAGTGCCTTTCGGTACCTCAATGCCAAATGTGCTGAATGCCTTGTCTTGGGTTGGGTTGTCCACAATCCATGTTTCAAGGATGTAGGCTGGCACCTTCTTATCTGTGTCATGCTCCAGGTTGAAGATGTCACGATTTTTGAGGTCAGCCATGAACTTGGTGTGAATCTTCTCAATGACATCAGCGGTGAACTGCACATAATACTCGCCATCTTCTTTGTTGTTGCGGTAGATGTCCATCGGTATCATTGCCGGTGCAGTGATGCGATACTTTAGATCGTCAGCGAAAATCATTTTTTTCTCTGCGCTGAAAGCCATCCCTTTGACCTTAATTGCTGGCAACTTGGTGAACGCAATCATCTCGATGCCTAAGTTTTCGCCATCGGCAAACTCATCTTCGATTGTGATTTTGTAAATAGGAATATCTTTGCTCATGCTTATATTGCAAAATTTGTATCTTTGTTCATAAATTGATATTATGATACAAGTATTTGACCAGGAGATTCCTAACAAAATGGATGAGCTCACGATTGAGCAGTTCGAAAAAATCAGCCAAATCCTAAACAACCAAGAGTTCGACAACATCGAGAGATATGTTGAGATGTTCAAATATCTTGGCATCAAAGAAGAGCAATGGGATGACTACCCATTCAGCAAGTTTGTTGAGCTCATCAAAGAATTCAACCTCAACTCATTCACACCAGGTGAAACAGTGACAAGCATCGAGGTGGATGGCTACACCTATGAGGCGCAGCTAAAGCTGTCAGTCAAGGAGACCAAGCTCATCGAGAAGATTGTCAACACCAAGCCGAATCACTACCTCAGCGATATCATGGCAATCATGTTCAAACGAACAGACCTATCCAACACTGAGCACTTCACCGATGCACACCTCAAGCACAAAGCAAAGTTGTTCCGCACTCAGAAGGCTGAGTTGTGTGTGCCATACATTGTATTTGTGACTGACAAAATCGCTGAGTATGCCCAGACCAACACTACCACAGAGGTGGAACCAAGTCAGTCTTGAG